TAAGACAAAGGATCATCGTCATCAGTAGAGGATGTTGACTCAACATTCTTTGATGCTTGGTAAGAGTCCTCAAGTTTTTGCATGACTTGCTCTTCACTAACAGCGCGTTGTTCAGTTGCTGCATAGTTGTCATACTCGGTCTCCTGTGCTTCTTGGCGTGCTTGTGTTTTACTGCCTAGAACCATGTCTAGACGCTTCTTCAACTCATCATAAGATTTGAATTGATCTGCTGCAGTAAGAGCAGTCAATGAATACTGCTTCTTCCAGATGGCTTCCATTGCGTCATCGTCATTCAGAAGAGGAGAGACGCGATCAAACTCACTAGAGTCATAGTTCCAGTAACCTGCAACCTTCTTCAGTTTCAGTTTAAAGTTTGCACCCTGCCAGAAGTCAAAGGGATTGATTGCAGTCTCATCCTCAAACTCAGGTTGCATTGCTTCCATGATCTTATCAAAGATCTTTTTACCAAACTTATACAGGAAGACTTTGCCTTCGTTCTGTGGATTGGCTTTGTCCTGGACAACATAAATGTTGGCGTAGAAGGACAGTTTACGTTTCTGTTTACGTACAGTATCTTTATCACTCTCATTACCAGTGTTCCACAACTCACGATTGAGTTCACCGATAGGATCCTTACCACCAATGGTAGTCAGAGAGTTCTCAATGTACCACCCACCAGGGCCCTGGAAGGCGTGAGAGAACAACTTCACCCATGGTAGATCTTCACCGTCTGGAGCGGGAAGGAATCTAATTACAGCATAACCGTTACCAGTCTTATCCATTTCTGGTTTCCAGATGCGTTCGTCCGCACCCCCACCTTTATTTTCCATCTTCTCGACTTCCTTCACCAGTTTGGAAGTCAAATTCCCAAGGGAACTTTGCTTTTTAAGGTCTGAAAAACCCATTTGTACCTCGTATTAAATGTATTTGGCTTGTGTCCCAGACTTGGGTGGGGTGTCTTGGGGACCCCTCCACTATACGACCCTCAAGAGGGGTTGTCAAGTGATTTTTTCATGTTATCGATGATGTTAGTCATATTTGAAAACACGTATGTCAGATCTACATCGGGTGGAAACCCAAGTTGCACGGCAGAAGTCATGATATTATCTTTCATATCTTTTGCTTGTGGGTCGTCAGACAAACTCATTCTAGCATAAAGAATTTGTTGTTTCTTCAACAACTCTTCCAACATTTCAATGTGTTCAAGTTTATCTTGATCATCCATCGATGCAAAGGAAAAAACTTTTTGATAAATTTTTTCCTGTAGTTCAGCAATTCTTTTCATTTCTTGCTGAACTAGTTCTGACTCAAAAAAACTCATTCTCCTTCTACAACTTCAGTTTCTGACGTTTCTGTAGGAGCATTTTGCTCTTCAATCTGTTCTAGAACTTCGATTGCACCAACAAGTTTCAGGTACATTTCTCTACTAGTTTCAAGTCCTTGTTCTACTTCAACTCGCTGTTTCCGTAGGTTCTCAAGTACGGTTGCATTGTCAAGAGCCATGGATTATTATCTCCTTTAAAATTGATTTGAATTTAAATACATCAATATGTATAAAAGAATTATACTTATTGATTCTCATCGATAAGAATTTCCACACAGGGTCAGAAAGTTTCTTATCAAAATCATCTTTGAATCCGATTATCTTGTTTAAGATAACCATTGTCTCCAATGAAATAGATTTTGATAGATGTTCTTTGATGATTTGAGGGTGTCTAGTCCCGTCAATCTTAAACATACCATCAAAGTCTTTATCTGTAAAGACATCTTCTATCTCAGTCTTGAACGTATAAGATAGTGATTGAAGGCGCTTCTTCCAGTCGGTGTAATTCTGCTCTCCGTTTCTGACGATTTCACCAATCCACAAAGACTGAGGATCATCACAACTAACAAAATTAGACACGAAGAATTCAACAACTTGACTATCATCTTTTTGCCTGCTTAACTTTTCAAAAAAGAACCGGTCACGTCTCTTGTAGAAAGATTGTAAAGAAGCTCTAGACTTACCACCGTAGCGATGATAGTCATAGTTAGATTTGGTAAAGTGATTCTTCAATCCAAGGTATGCCTTGTATGTATCAAATGGAGTCACCTTAGGTATCATATAGGAAGTTTGGCATGAGATGTTTTCTTCAGAAGATTCAACTCCATTGCTTCTGCTTTCAATCTTTCTTTGAGAGGTTTCGAAATCAGTTTAGGAATAGATTCAATGTCTAGACTATTCTTTTCACAAAAATATACAATTGCATCAACGTATTTCATTCCATTACCGTTCTTGACAATGGCTTCAATCTCTTCTGCAAAAGTTCGACTACTATAGAATTTCTTTTCTATAATTTTATCGACACTTAGTTCTTCAGGACTTTGCATATTCTCTGAGTTTAGATTCCACAAATTCGTGGATGTACTGGATAAGTAACTTAATATACTTGGACTTATCGTATTCTTCATAGACTTCTACCTCCCCATTTTCACAGGTCATAATGATTACAAATTTTTTAACGATGAGACCCTTCATCTCATACAACATACAAGCATATGCTGCACACTGGACAAAGTAGTCTTCAATCCATTCCCTTTTCTTGGGTTTGGCTGATGTCTTGAAGTCAATGACAGACAACTCAGGTTCACCATTTTCTCCAGTATGTTCTGCAATACAGTCAACAGAACCAGCGATACCCAGTTCAGTACTATACAATGCAGTTTCTTGACATAATATATTGTCAATCTTATCCAAGTCAGGTTTAGCCTGTTTGAATAGGTACTGAGATAAAGGAAGAACATCCGAGAAAGTATCTGAGTTGTTCAGATATTCTTCAATCAATGTATGTGCATCAGTACCACGGTGGGTAGCCTTACGAGTAATATTGTTGGCTTCTTGTTCACCAACCTTTGCTCTCCACTTTTTAAACTTGTCTTTGTTTCTCCAACTAATCACCGAAGTGATAGATGGCATTCTTACAAGTTCTTCAGTTCCAAATACTTTATAGTAACGAACTCCGTCAATACTCTCTCGTTCGATAGGAACGAAAGGAACATCCTGATGATTAAACATTACATACCAAGTTCAAGTTTAGCAATGATGTACTCCTTCACAAGACCACTTCTGCAGATATCCTCTGCGTTAAACTCAATTGTATCAAAAGATGGCATGTTCGTCAAGATTCTCATGAAGTCTGCGATACCATTCCGTTCGTTCTGTTTGGTAAGGTCAGACTGAGTTGCATCACCACAGAACATAATCTTCGAGTGTTCACCAATACGAGTAATCATCGAGTCCAGTTCATGGAAGTTCAGGTTCTGAAACTCGTCAACAATTACAATCACATTGTCCAGGGTCGTACCACGAATAAATGAGGTGGACCAGAAGGAGATGGTACCTTGTGCTTTCAAGTTGTTATACAACATCTCAAAAGAAGCATCATCAGGCATCTCAAACATATACTTCACCATATTCTTATATGGTATCTGATACAGAGATGACTTATCCTCGTGATCGCCAGGAAGAAACCCAATCTCTCTAGTGGGTACAAGGGACCTGACGATGTAGATCTTCTCGTAGGGTGTCCTAGGGTCTAGAACATCCAGAAGGGCGTTGTAAAGGGAGATGAAGGTCTTTCCTGTACCGGCACAACCATATGCAACAAGATTCTGTTGACTTTTGTATTTCTCAAAGAACAGTTCTTGATTTTCTGTAATTGGTTCTACCTTCTTGATGTAATCAAGATTAATCGGTTTCTTCCTCTTCATCGTCTTGTTGCTCATACCAAATGGTACGGGATTGGTGTTACCAATACCTGCTTTCTTTTTTACAGCCATAGGATGTTAATCGTAATGTTTTAGGGTACTACCTGGTTGTTGCCTAGCCTTTGTTATTACATCCTTCCACCCAGGATGTTTAGTATAGATCTTATTCAAGGGATCACCCATCTCAATACCTAAACAAGGAGCATTGTCTGGAGTGTAATACCTTGACCAGTCTGGATTATCTTTACACCACTGAGACCAGTCATGAACACTCATCTGAACTTCTTTGACTTCACCAGTGTCTTTGTGTTTTACCGGATATGTTGCCAAAACTTCACCTCCATTATGTTTGTGTTGATATTTATTACCACTCCAGGGCTTCTGAAATGACAGGAAATTGTTCTTTAAAAATCTCCTTACATGAATTTGCAATATCCATGTGTTCTTTCTGTGTTCCATGAGAGGAACGAAGTTCGATGTAATGAATCCAACTGCGAACGGAGCCAGTCATATACATTCTAGTTGGTGTTGCAAGTGGCAATACAAAACGAGCACACTCTTTTGCAACACCTACATCCAACATCTGATTATAAAGATTAGATGCAGAACTGAATAAGGTAATCATCTGACGATTGATTTTATCGACCACCTCAGGGTCAAGGTCATCAATACTATTCTGACGATTCTTATCATCCTGACGACGGAGTTCAGGAAGTTCGATCTCAGTATTCAAAAGATTAGTACTTGCATACCTTTGTGAGAACTCTTGAAACGTAAAACTCCTATGACGCAACACTTGGGCTGCAATACCTCTAGTAGTCTCAATCTCTAGCGACATAAACGCCTGTTCAAAAATAGACCAGTGCTGATGTTTAATACAGTACTTCAGAAGTCCTGCAAACTTTTCACTATCCTGATTGTTTGGATTACTTACACGAGCACAGTATGCAATCTGTTTTTCTGCGTCAGGTGTTACTGAGATTAGTTTGGCTTGATTCATCTTTGGTTTTAGACTTTAGTTGTTTACGTTCTTGTTTAACTCTTTCGACATAGAGTCTGTCACCTTCACTAAAAAGTTCAGGATGCTTGAGAATGTACTTGATTGCTTTTTTTGTTTTCATGATTGAAATACGTATTGAAATAAGAAACTATTCCATTACTTAACTGATTGCCTTGTGAAACCCAGGTGTCTACACATTCGTAAATGTCTTGGGTACTATATGACTCTTCTTCTATCTTGGTTCTTCCATACTTATTTAACAGGATACCAAGACACTGCTGACGAAGTACCATTCGGTCTTCAGAGTATCTCCAATCATCATTCATCATCTTCATAAACCTCATCATAATCTGGGAGTGGGGGTAGAGTTTCCTCTAGTTTTTGAGTGTAAGAATTAACATCAGAATAGACTTCTGATTCTAATGCATCAACCAAGAGTCTAAGATTTCTTGTAATAAGTTTAAGTTTATCTTTTTCCATAAAAAAAGGGAGACTTGTGTCTCCCCAGTCTATCAGATAACTGAACCTGTGACAAGTGTCACTTGGTGTAAGTACGACCACGGTAACAAAATGCACCATGGGTTTCACTTGACTTCACACAACGCGTATCATACTCAACACCACGATATGTAGTGTGATTGATTTGTGCATCATGAAGAGCAGATGCTTTGTTGATCTGCTTTTTGATCATTTGAAGTGTGTTCATGAGTTTACTCCTAAAGTAGTTGGATTTTTAGGCCCGTTCCTTTAGTCGTTTGCGTCCCTTGAAAGACAACCCATACCATGCCTACCTAAAAGGTTTCTAAGAATAATCTTTTTGTTCCTTTCAGAAAGGTAAGGGTCTTCCAATACAACTTCTGCAACCTCTCTCACATGTTGACAAGGCATAAAATACTCATCAGAATATGCCGGAGATGTTAGAAGCAATAAAGGTAGAAGGAATTTCATGGGATGAACGCTCCGTTCCGCGACTTACTTGCGTCCCCTCAGTGGGGATGAACGATAGGTCTATTGTAGACCAGTATATCTATTTAGTCAAGGGCACCGTATTCTTCACCTTCCTTAATTAGTTCAGAGACATAATCTTCTGTCCCATCGATGGTCTTAACCGCAAACAAATTAGACTTCTGATATTTTTTTATCTTTTTATACTGTTTAAGAAGAGCCTGGACTTGATCGGAGTCCATATCCAGTCCTTCGAACTTAATATCAAAACCGTTACTCATTTTTTCTTCTTTTCCTTTTCTTTTGGTGGAGGATTACCCCATAGTTTAGGACTGATTCTTCCTTCTGCCTGAGTGATAGTTTTAAAATCACTTCGATAGTTGTCCCAATAGTGGTCAAAGATATCAACTTGTTTAGTAGCGACTACAATATCAAAATGAGTATTTCCATCTTGGAGGTACTCAATTAGATATGCACTAGTAGGTAGACTTTTGTCTTGTGCTAGTGTTGGGTCACAATCAGTATGAATAAATTTTATCTTATCACTCAAGATCTACCTCCCCATTGGATATCGGGGTATGCGGATTCAACTACACCCTTATTAATTTTGTATTGACTTTCTATAAGTTTATCTTTCACAAGACAAAGAAGATTTGCTTCAGTTGGATGAAGAACCTCAAGAATTTGAATGAACATAGACTCCCTACGAGTTTTAGAGAGACTATCATTACCACCTTTGACAAAATGATAAAGGTTTCTATACTCTTTACGAAGAGAACTATGATCTGTTCCTACAGGAACATCATTCTTCTCAAAGGGAACTTCACCTTCTGGAAGCATAGACACTACAGTGTCATCAAAGTTCCAAATCAAAAGTGTAGTTACTGCGTCACAACGATATTCTTTCAGTGCTTCTACCTTTTTTGCTACGGTTCTTTGTCCAGAAACGTATTCAAAAATTTCATGAATGAATGGATTAGGTGGAAGTTTCTTTGGTGTAGTAACTTTTTTTGTTGATGTAGCCATGGTTATTAATAATTTTATTCAGTGTACAGTATTTATTTTATGATGTCAATGTTCTTCAGTACCAAAATCTTCTGG